GATCCGTTTCTAGGGTTCCAACTCGGGTGGCATTAGAGGCGAGGTCTACTTCCAAGGTCCCAACCCGGGTGGCATTGGAGGTGAGGTCGGTCTCCAGAACCCCAACCCTTGCGGCATTGGATGTGAGGTCTGTCTCTAAGGTCCCGACCCTAGATGCGTTGGAGGTGAGGTCGGTCTCCAGGACCCCCACTCTAGAGGCATTGGATGTGAGGTCTGTCTCTAAGGTCCCGACCCTAGATGCATTAGAGGTCAGGTCGGTCTCCAGGACCCCCACTCTAGAGGCGTTGGAGGTGAGGTCGGTCTCTAAGGTCCCAATTCTGGAGACGTTACTTGTAAAGTCAGACAGTAGGGCGAGACCTGTTAGGGTTGTACCATCACCATAGTAGCTTCCTGTTGACACTGTTAAACTATTTTGGACTTGGAGATTCCCCAATATTTCAACGGTAATTAAGTTTGAATCATCAAAGATATGATTATCCGTGACTGTATTTTGGGTGTATCCAATCGTAAACGTGTGATCGTGTGGGTCACTGGGTCCGACAGATTCTCCATGATGAATGAGTGCTACATTCTTACCCGGATGTTGCATAATGATACCCACATCCAAATCGTGGGAGGTATTGTTATTTGCGATTCCGAGTACTCGATCATTTATGACAAGTGAATTTGATTCGACTGTATATGAATTACCTGTCACGAGTACATTTCCTAAAACTTCAAGATCTGAAGATATTACGATGGCACCACTAGTTTTACTAATCAAAGAATCTTCTAGAAAATTTCCGGTACCCACGATTGGGAATTTATTTTGGGTGAGACCTGCCACGGATATGTTCGAACCGACTTCCAAGTTTGCGGTGGTCACAAGGCCAGTGGTGGCATTTGTAAATTGGAGTACATTAGAGGTTGTGTTCCCAGTGTCGGTGACCTGTTGGAGGGTTTGTAGTTTCGTGAGAAGATTGGCGGGAACTATTTTTTCAAGTTCATTACCCGAATCATTTACATACACATGGTTCGGTGTTGATGTTATGACGGTGGCGTTAGGGATATCATTTGCTCTTCCTACACCTGTAACAGAAATGATACCCGACGAAGCGTGTGACTTTATACAAAATCCTATGTTTTGAATGAGATCTGTCGCGGCGAGTGGTTTTACATTAGAAATTTCGCCCGCTGTAACGTTACTTACATATACAGTTTCACCTTCTATAAATCCATTCGTGTTTAGACTATCCGCTCGACCAAATGTAACTACTAAACCTTGATCATTTACAGATAAATCTTGATATATCACCCCGAGGGATGGCATCGTTGATGGAGAATTTGAACGTGCTTTTCGTACATTTACTACATCATTCCCCGTTACACCCGACGCATATACGACGTCACCCTTACTGACAGTTTCATCAGCTTTTACTTGTAGGAATGTATGGTTTGCCAATTGATTTACCCAATTGGAACCATTATAGACGAGTAAATCTTCTGTCTGGAGAGTACCTGTATCTATAACTACGTTTGCCAATTGATTAAGTTTAACTTCGACATTGGAGACGAGGTCGGTGGTGAAGGCGGTGTGTGCATTGGTGAATTGGAGGGTGTTGGATGTGGTGTTTCCATTATCAGATACACCTTGGAGTGTGGTGACTATCCCAGTGAGTTGGCTACCATCACCTAGGTAGGTGGTGGCTGTTACATTCCCACCCGCGACGATGTTACTCACCGTGACCAGACCCGTGGCGGTATTGTTGAACTCTATGGTATTTGTGGTGGTGTTCCCATTATCTGAGACATCTTGGAGGGCTGTGACGAGACCTGTGAGTTGACTCCCATCACCCAAAAAGGTTGTCGCGGTTACGTTTCCACCTGCGACGATGTTGCTCACCGTGACTAGACCCGTGGCGGTATTATTGAATTCAATTGTGTTTGTGGTGGTATTTCCATTATCTGAGACATCTTGGAGGGCTGTGACGAGGCCGGTCAATTTGCTACCGTCACCATAGTACGAGGTCGCTGAGACGTTCCCATGAACTATGAGAACATTGGATCCATCGGTGTCTACGAAGAGGTTGGATCCCACGCTCAGGTCGTATGTAGAGGATGCGTTTGCGATACCCACAGTTCCCGTGAATGTGGGTCCATCCTTCGGGGCCTTAATTGTCTCAAGGGTACCGACGCGGGCGGCATTTGATGCGAGGTCTACCTCCAGCGTCCCAACCCTGGTAGCGTTAGAGGCCAGGTCGGTCTCTAAGACCCCCACCCTAGAGGCGTTTGAGGTGAGGTCCACCTCCAAGGTCCCGACCCTAGATGCGTTAGAGGCAAGATCGGTCTCGAGGGTCCCCACCCGGGCCGCATTTGAGGCTAGGTTGGTCTCGAGGGTCCCAACCCGGGTGGCATTGGATGTGAGATTGGTCTCTAGGACTCCGACNCTAGATGCGTTAGAGGCCAGATCTGTTTCAACGACACTCACCCGTGTAGTCGTTGTAATGAGATCATTGTTGATTGTGACTATATTAGCTTCGGCACCTGCTAAACCGGTCTCTAATGTCCCGACCCTTGCGGCATTGGAGGCCAGGTCTACCTCTAAGGTCCCGACCCTAGATGCGTTAGAGGCAAGGTCTACCTCTAAGGTCCCGACCCTAGAGGCGTTCGAGGTGAGATCCACCTCCAATGTGCCAACCCTAGAGGCATTAGAGGCTAGGTTCGGTCTCTAGTGTCCCGACCCTAGAGGCGTTCGAGGTGAGATCCACCTCCAGGACCCCCACCCGGGTTGCATTGGAGGTGAGGTCAGTTTCCAAAACTTGGATCCGAGAAACATTGCTATCGAAGTTTGACAGGAGTGCGACCCCCGTGAGGGTGGTACCATCTCCGTAGTATGCGGTGGCCTCAACATTCCCGGTGACGACGAGAATATTTGACCCCACATCATCTACATAGAGGTTTGACCCCACATCTAAGGTGTGTATGGGGGAGGTATTGACGATACCGACATTGGCTTCGGTGTAGAGTCTACCGTACACGTGGACATTGACATCTTCGGAGGTGAGGGGGATGAGGGTTTTCCCATTGGCACTACTTTGGGTATAGGCGAGGATGATTTCATCGGTGGATTCTACAAACCCGATGGTGACATTTGATTCTGGTCGGGTTAGGACGAGACCCAGGTCCAGTGTTGTGTCAATCAAAGTATTGTCCTTCCCCAACTCTATGATTCCATCTCGAACCTTGAAGTTTTCACTATGGAACGAGGTCACCACCCCCTCTACGAGGACATTACCATCTACGACGAGGTCTTGGGTGATGTGGGTATTCCCAGAGACGACGAGGACATTTGACCCCACATCGTCTACGTAAAGGTTTGACCCCACATCTAAGGTGTGTATGGGTGATCCATTTGCTACACCAACATTTGATAGGGTGGTCACACTCGTTTCCGGGTTATTAAAAGATACGACGTTGGCGGTCACATTACCATTCAGTGTGGCATTTTGGAGAGAAAAATCAAAAATATCTTCAGCTACGGCACCCGAATCTGTGATTTCTTTGGTCACTTGATTAAATGTCAAAACTGTGATATTTCTATCTGTGACATCCTCCCTTAACCGCATGGGTGTCATATAGATGGCATTTGAGGTGTTTGCTTCTAGGAACTCGTCACTGGCATTAAAGACTATGGTATTATCTGCCTGTTCCTGTCTACAATTTTTACCGAAGCGGATTCTCGTAGACCTCTCCACTGTCGGTAAGTTCTTTACCATTTATATAACACTTGATTTTATTTACACGAATAATTAGTTTGCATACAAGAGACCGGCCATACCATTTTGTATACGTAATATATTGTAATTGACTGCGTATATGGGATCCATTATGTCTAGGGATTCACTCATAATCTTGGCTGAATTGAGGCGGCTAAAATTGAGGGTCCCTGTGGGCTGATAGGAGCTGGTCATGAGGCAGAAGCAGTACAGGAAAAAGTCGGGCGAGGTCACAAAGTTGGTGTGATAGTAGTTCATGACGTCGATAAAGTGTGGTTGACTCCACCTATAGTTACCAACATCTAGACCATTTATGGTGAGTTTAATTTTATTTGATGGTGAAGTTAGGGAGCTTACAACGGATGTATTTGATGATGCGATATACTTCACGGGGTGATTGAATGTGAGTTCTTGGATCCGGGTTTGGGATGGAATGTTCTTTTGAACTTGGGTGATGAGAATGTCGTGGGTCTTTTTGGAAATTTGTGCACGTTCTTGGGTATCTATATAGTAATAGTTTGCAAAGCATTCTATGTTATAGGCGGACGCATTTGGTCCCCAATAGATACGCAACTCTACATTGTGATAGTTTAGGGCCACAAGGGGAATTGCGGATTGTGCACTCTCACAAAAGAAGAAGCGGAGGGGGTAGAAGTAGGAGGATGAGCTCGTACCAGGGTGTGGTCCCATTGCACTCTTGGACACATTTTGGGCGAACGTATCTATGGCAATTTTCTCACTGAATATGGAATCTTGGGTATCTACGACGGAGCCACCGATGAGGAGTTCAACCTTATCTACCAGGGTTCTCCAATCATCTATAGATTGGGCTTGACTCGAATCATCTGCGGCGAAGTACACGTACCCGAGGAGATCCCCGGAGCGTTCAAAATTAACACTGGACATTGAATTACTTTTCACTGCTCCAAGAATTGTTTGTTTTTCATTGGACTGTGAAAAGTTAGCATGTCTTTTGAAGTGTGAACTAAAGAAGGATATTTCAGGATTACCCATGATATATTCATCCTGGGCACCTATAGCAATCAATTGAACAACACCAGCGGACATGGTATACTACTCTATGGGGAGAAAATTACAGGTTGGGTTTCCTACACACAAAACGGAGGACTAAATAGTTATCTTCGATTGGATTTGGTGGTTCAATGAGAACACCATCTTGATTCCGGA